AATCTCTCTTGCGGGTAACTCTGGTTCTGGTTCAGTCTCTGGTGGTGGCACATTAACAGTAAGTGGTGGTACCGCAATATCAACATCAGTTTCCGGTAGCACAATTACAGTTAACAATACTGGTGTAACATCATTCAACACAAGAACCGGTGCAGTTACATTGTCATCGTCAGACGTTACAGGTGCATTGGGTTATACACCAGTTTCAACTACTGGTAGTTCTGTTTCTGGTTCATTCACTGGTGCAACCACATTCTCTGCTGCAAACATCAATGCAACAAATGGTTCAGTTACATTCACCAGAAGTACCAACCAAACAGTAACATCTTCAACAACTCAAACTGCTGTAGATACATTTACTGCAACCACATATCGTTCTGCCAAGTACATTGCACAAATGACTTCTGCTGGTACATATCACGTCATTGAATTGTTGTTGATGCAAAATGCTTCTTCTGCATACATCATTGAATATGGTGAAATCTTTACTGGTTCTTCATTAGGTTCTTTTGATGCTTCTGTTTCTGGTGGTACAGTAAGTTTGTTGTTTACTGCCACAACCGCCAACTCTACTACTATAAATATCGTAAGAGATGCAATAAGCGTTTAATACTTGAGAGGTATATTATGAAGGGTGAATGGAGTTATTGGTCTGGTGCATTTACACCAGATGAATGTGCTAAGATTTTAGAAGATGGTCTGAAGATTGAAAGCCAAGATGCATCATTAGGTGTATCTGGTATGTCTGAAACCACAGACACAAGTTATCGTAGAAGTAAGACCAGATTTATTCAAGCTGGTGACCCAAATTTTGAATGGTTATTTGACCGTATTTGGAAAATGGGCATACAGGTCAATCGTGAATGGTTTAATTTCCATATCACAAATCTTTCCTATATTCAATTGGCAGAATATGATGAATCATATCAAGGTGAATACAAGAAACACCAAGATGTATTCTGGATAAACAACGACCAATATCATAGAAAACTTACTTGTCTAATTCAATTGACAGACCCAAATGAATATGAGGGTGGTGATTTTGAGGTCTATGATTTGACACAATATCCAGATGCAACTGCAATCAAACAACAAGGTACAGCAATCTTTATTCCATCTTTTGTAACACACGCAGCATTACCTGTTACAAAAGGAACAAGATACAGTCTTGCAGTTTGGTTTGAAGGTCCAAAATGGGTATGAGATTTCATGTACTAGGATTACCACACACCGTAACATCTAAAGAATTCAATGCGTGTGCTTATACTGCTAAAGTTTTAAAATTCTGTAAGATGATGACTGAACGTGGACATACAGTAATCCACTATGGCCACGAAGAATCCAATCCAATTTGCACAGAACATGTCACCGTACTCAGTTCAGACGATTGGAAGAAGTCCTATGGTGACCACGACTGGCGCAAACACTTCTTTAAGTTTGACACCAATGACCATGCATATACCACATTCTACAAAAATGCAATTGAAGAAGTTGGTAAAAGAAAACAACCAAACGATTTCATTCTACCATTTTGGGGTGCAGGAGTAAGACCAGTCTGTGATGCACATCCAGATTTGATTACGGTAGAACCTGGTATTGGTTATGCTGGTGGTCATTGGGCTAGATTTAAAATCTTTGAATCATATGCAATCTACCATGCATACTATGGACTGAATTCTGTTGGTACCTGTAATGAAGACTGGTACGATGTGGTTATACCAAACTATTTTGACCTAGATGACTTTGAATTTAGTGAAGAAAAAGATGATTACTTTTTGTTCTTAGGTCGTGTCTATGTTGGTAAGGGTGTCAACATTGCAATTCAAGCAACAGAGGCAATTGGTGCAAAACTCATTATTGCAGGACAGAATAGTCTGAAAGATATGGGTTATGCAGAAACACCTAGTCACGTTACTGAAATTGGTTATGCTGATGTAGCAACAAGAAAACGATTAATGTCAAGAGCAAAAGGTGCATTTGTTGCATCTCTGTATAATGAACCATTTGGTGGCGTTCAAGTTGAATGTATGTTATCTGGAACACCAACAATCACAACAGATTGGGGCAGTTTTACAGAGAATAATATACATGGTGTAACTGGATATCGTTGCAGAACTTTTGAACACTTCACATGGGCAGCAAAGAACATTGATAGAATTGATCCAAAGGCCTGTAGAGACTTTGCGGTTAACAACTTTTCACTAGATGTTGTTGCAAGAAAGTATGAAGAATACTTCCAGTCTGTATTGAATGTCTATACAGGTCAAGGATGGTACGAAACAAATGACGAAAGAAAGGAATTGGACTGGTTAACCAAATATTATCCTCATAAATAGAAGATAATAAGAACAAGCGGAAGTGAACCTTGGCAAATCAGAACAATTTCGTTGTCAAAAACGGATTAACCGTTGGCACAACAGCAGTAATCAATTCATCAGGTGCATGGGTAGGTCCCAATAGTGGTTTAGTTGGTGCCACAGGGGTTACTGGTCCTACTGGACCCACAGGTCCAACTGGTGCAACAGGACCTACTGGTAGTACTGGACCCACAGGACCAACAGGTCCACAAGGCGCAACAGGTATCACAGGACCTACAGGACCCACAGGTGGTCAAGGTGCAACAGGCGTAACAGGACCTACAGGACCTACTGGTAGTACTGGACCCACAGGACCAACTGGACCACAAGGCGCAACGGGTGTAACTGGACCAACAGGTCCCACGGGGCCAGGCGGACCAACAGGACCAACTGGTGCCACTGGTCCTACAGGACCTACTGGTGGTCAAGGTGCCACAGGTGTTACTGGTCCCACTGGACCATACGGACCAACTGGACCCACAGGACCAACTGGTCCCACTGGTGCCACAGGGGTTACTGGTCCTACTGGACCCACAGGACCAACAGGCAGTACAGGTCCTACTGGACCCACTGGACCAACAGGTCCTACAGGACCCACAGGACCAGTTGGTGCCACAGGTTCAACAATCTTCTCATTAAATGGTACATCAGCATACTACAATTCAGGGAATGTTGGCATTGGTACAAATTCACCATATCAAAAATTAGTTGTAAATCAAGGAGCAAGTGGTACAAACCAAGGAGTTCCTGCAACATCAGGATCAGGATCCTCACAAAACGGCATATTAGCACTTAATGCTTCATACGGAACTTATGGTGAAGTTTTATGTATGGGTATGAACGTTGCAACAAGTTATGGTTGGATACAAGCAACAAATTATTCTGGATATAATACAAATTATCCACTTTATTTAAATCCAAATGGCGGTGGTGTGTATACAGGAAGTAGTAATCTTTATTCTGGTACAGGTTATTTTTATGATAACACGAACACAGGTTATTATTTGATACCAAGTGGTACTTCAACACTAAACGTAGTGAACACCGGTTCTATTGGTATCTCTGTTGGTGGCACATTATATTTTAATGGTGTTGTTGGTAACACATACAACTCAGACCCAACATACTTCTCAAGCAGAAATTTAAGAAGTAATAATACATCATTGGACATGTATATCGGTGATGATGGTAGAACAAACCAAGGTGCATCTCTGATACCAGACCAATATGGTTCAGACGGTTCAATTGACCAATTTGCTATACGAACAACAAATCAAACTGGCGGTAACTTTCACTTATTCAATGGTGACGGTGATGCTTTCCATGCCAGACACATAAACGTATATAACACATACTATGATTATTCTAATACAAGTTACTATGTAAAACCAAGTGGTACATCAAATTTGTCAACAGTTTATGCAACAAATTATTACATAAGCAATGCATTATATTTGTCTGGTGCTAGCAACTATTACATGAATTTGACAAATGGTGGTTATTACACCAATGTAAATTTGTCTACTGGTTCAAATCTTTATGTCTCCGGTACAATGTATGATTATGCCAACACAGGTTACTATGTAAAACCAAGTAGTACATCAAACTTGAACTCAGTTAATGTTGGTGGCAATCCCGTATTAACAAAAACTCATTCTAGTTCTGATTTTACTAACGGAACATTGGTTCAAACAAGTATTGTATCCAACCAAACAAACGGTTCTTCTTTTGTATTAGAATGTACAGGCAAATCTTATCAACAAGGTGTACCAACATTTAATTTTATGGTTCAAGGTTATTTGTATAACAACACCATAATTAACTATTCAGGTATTCATAATGGATATGCTGGATTTAGCACACTTAAAATATTTGATAATGGTGGAACATTAGCATTTTGGTGGCCAAGAGTAAGTTACTGGAACAGTTTTGAGGTTAGAGTTCGTGACGCTGGTGGTTCATCAGTCAACTTAGTTACAAGTATTAGTGATTCAACAGAACCAAGTAGTAGCAAAAAAGTTGCTGTAACTATGATTAGTTCAATGCTTTACAACTACAACAATAATGCTGGTGCCGCATATAGTTCAACATATTATGACTCAAACAATACTGGTTATTATGTTGTGCCAAGTAGTACATCAAATTTCAATGCAATAACAGCATCAGGTGCAATATCCAGTGGATCAACCATAAATGCATTAAATGGAAGATCCACATTAAGAGACAATTCCTATGAAAATTCTTATACTGCTGCAAACTCAAATTTAGCAATCAACTATGTGGGTTACCAAGCAGGAACAACATATTATCGTGACCTAAACATTTATGATGGTAAAGGTTCTCAATTGTTTGCATGTTATTCTGCTGCGTCTGGAAGTTATAACATTTCCAACCAACAATTTAGAGCACCATCTTTTTATGATTCTGATAACACTTCATATTATTGTGATCCAAATGGTACATCGGTACTGCACGGTCTACAAATAGATGGTGGACAACAAATAACATTTACTGATGCAGGCACAAGCACATCATCTAAGAGTGGTATATATGGCACAGTTGGTAATAATGACCAATTTTTCTTTGGTGGTTGGCAAACAGCATCAAATTCTGGTGTTATTGAAATAGCATCAGGTGATGATGCACAATCAGCACCATCAGGTACAGCAGAAAATATCATTGTTAGCCAATATGGTCCAGGAAATGCATTAACTGGTACACTATACAGTAGAATATTTTTAGCAACTGGTTACGGCAACCATACATTTCCAAATAACTTAGGTATTGGTTTCAATAAGACTGCCGCACCATATTCAACAACAGAACCAAGTTACTTACTGCATGTAAACGGAACAGGTTATGCATCCAGTGATTTCCGAGCACCAATATTTTATGATTCCGATAACACCGCATATTATGATAATCCTAATGGTACTTCACAATTTAACACCATTAATAGTTCTGGTGGAGTTGGATTTAAAAATGATGGTACTGGTGTTGGTTGGGGTGGTAGTGCTTATCCCGGTGGTTTTGTAAGTCACATTTACGATAACGGTAACGTACATTATTGGACTGATGACCAAACAAACTTTGAATCTGGCGCAAGTGGTAGTGGTGCCACATGGTATTGGAACGGCGGTGCAAACAGTACATCTGGTGGTGGCACATCATACATGTCACTCATTTCAAATAACTTAACTGTTGGTGGTAACATCACTGCATACGGTTCACCTTCTGACATAAAACTTAAAGAGAATGTGAAGACATTAAATAACTCACTAGATAAAGTTTTGAAACTCAGAGGTGTGTCATACGATTGGAAAAAAGAGACCAAAGAATATGAAATGGTTGGACTAAGAAACGATATCGGTTTCATTGCTAATGAGGTCATGGAAGTTGTACCAGAATTGGTGCGTGAAAGTGAAGGTGTCCTATCATTGAGAGACAGAGGTATCGTTGCATTGTTGGTTGAAGCCATCAAAGAGTTAAATAATAAAGTTGCATACTTAGAAGAAAAATTAAATGGCAAATCAGAATAACTTTGTAGTAAAAAATGGTTTGACTGTTGGTACCACAGCAGTCATTAACTCATCTGGTGCATGGATTGGTCCTAATAGTGGATTGGTGGGTGCTACAGGTGCAACTGGTCCAATTGGTTTGACTGGACCCACAGGACCTACTGGTGCTACAGGTTTGACTGGACCAACAGGACCCACTGGACCTACGGGTAGTACAGGACCTACTGGGGCTACAGGTCCTACTGGACCTACAGGACCTACTGGTGGTCAGGGTGCAACTGGTGTTAATGGACCAACAGGACCAACTGGACCCACAGGACCAACAGGACCTGCTGGTGCAAATGGTGGTCAAGGTGCAACTGGTGTTACTGGTCCAACAGGACCCACTGGACCGACAGGACCTACGGGTGCTACTGGACCAACAGGACCTACTGGACCTACCGGACCGACAGGCGCTACAGGCTCATTCTCTGGTACAACATCTTCTGCTGTAACTTTTAGTGGATCACTAACATCATCAGGTGGGTTCTCACAATCTGGTGGTTATGGTTATTTGGGTTCCTTTAATACATATTCTGGCAACCAGACATGGCCAAGTTTTGGTGGAACATCTTTAGCGTTTGGTTGGAATTGGACAGGCGGAAACGCTGAAATGGATATCTGGAATACAGTTAATCCAAGCACATATTCGTCAACCGGCATTCGGTTCATACAACAACTCAGTTCTAGCACATATAGAGACTTGATGTTCTTGCGTCAGGATGGTAACGTTGGTATTGGTACAACAAATCCCAGTTATTTGTTGCATGTGGCCGGTACAATAAATGCACAAGGCATACAAACAAACGGCACAGCAAGTTTAAGTTTTGGGGCATCAAAATGGATGATCCAAGAAGAAAGCACATCACTCACTAGGTCATATGCTTGTGGACCAGATACAAGCACTTATGGCTCATGGGAACATTATACATCAAAATCTAATGGTACACCAGTCTCGGTAATGCGTTGGGATGCAAGTGGATATGTTGGTATTGGCACATCAAGTCCTGCATCCAAATTTACAGTAGTTGGTACTGCGGCTGGCGGTAATGGCACCGTTCAAACTTTACTAATTGATGGCAATGGGGGTAACGCTTCATTAACTATCAACAGTGGAGGAACCGGTAACTATGCATATCAAACATTTGCACAAGGTACAACAGCCAAATGGGAATTTGGAGCAACTGGTGACGGTAACAGTAACTTTTATTTAAACAATACCACACAATCTGGTTATTCAAATGCACCGTTCTTTATTCAACGTTCAAACGGATATGTTGGTATTAATACAACAAGTCCTTCAACATTATTGCATGTTAGCGGTGGTATAGGAAACGTAGCACCACTATTAACACTCACTGGAACTAGCATAGGAAATAGTGGTGGGTTCAACTGGTTATCATCATCAATGGTATCTAGTATGACCAGTGGCACAACTGTAATACATGCTTTTGGTCAAGCAACATCTTCATTAAATTCTGGTTACATTGGTTATGTTTATTCTGGCACATCAGGTTCTACAGCAAATTATGTAACAATTGGTCATTATAATAATGACCACATTTTGAATGTGAATGGTAGCGGTTATGTTGGTATTGGTACAACAAGTCCTAGTTATAGGTTGGATGTTTCCGGTTCCGCCAGATTTACTACAGGTGCAACCAATAACCTTTATATTGGTCAAGATACTGGCGCAACAAACTATAACTCAATTTCGTTGAATGGCAATACAACCGATTCTGGTAATATGGGTTTAACTGGTGGTGGAACTGGTGATAATACGTTGTATATCAATTCTCCAGGAGGAATAAACTTTAGAACAAACAGTTTTGGTTCCACACCAATGACTTTGAGTGGTGCCAATGCAACCTTTAATGGTTCAATTTATTATGGCGGCACAGAATACGATAACTCCAATACTGCTTACTATGTAAAAGCAAGTAGCACCTCAGTTCAGTATCAATTAACAAATGCCGGCGCACTAGGTTCAAACTCATCCAACGCTCGCAATCATTTCACACAATATAATTCTGGTTCATCAGATATTGGTACAGGATGGATTGCTGCGGCATTTGGTGATGCAAATTCGGCTAGAACTGTAATTGGCCAATGGTCCAGTGGAACAATTATTGCAGGACACAACGGTGCATTATCTGCATGGGCAGATTTAAATATAGGCGGCGCAGCAAACATCAATTTTTGGCCAAATTGTGCAAATGGTGTTTATCCAGGACATGGAAGTGCAAGCGCTTATTTGAATTCTAGTGGAAATTTTTATCTGGCAGGAACCTATTATGATAATGCAAACACTGGTTATTATGTAAAACCAAGTAGCACATCAAATATCTACAACTTAGTTGCATCAGGAAATGCAAACATCTATCGTCTATTGACAGTTAGTGGTGGTCAAACAGGAAGTTATGGTAACGAATTGGTTGTTGGTGCCAGTGCTGTTTCATACTCATTAGAAGATACAAACCTAAGACCAATCATTCAAGGTAACGGTGCATATCCTGTACTATCATTGAATCATACAGTGACTACAAATGGAAGTCACGGAGCAACAATACAAATGACTTCAAACGGTACAGGTTACCAATTTGTTTATGGTATGACAGGTACTGGTACTGCTGTAACTTGGGGATATTCAAATAGTTCCAATTGGAATCCACACAACGGTATTTCTGGTTACAATGGCACAACATACATGATAGCCAATACATCAGGCAATATTGGTATTGGCGCTTATAAAAATTGGGGTAATTACGGCAACGGTAGTCCTGGTGCAAGAATTCATTTATCCGTCAACCAAGATTCTGCCGTTCAAGGTATGATTATTGAAAATCAAATGACTGCTGGAGCGGGTAGCAATGGTGTTGCGGTACAAATCTTTAATGATAATTCCAACCACTCTTGGGGCAATTTATTGGAGTTAAGAAATCAACCCGGCAACAGCGGTTCTGATAGACCTAGTATGTCATTTACCTCAGCACAGAATACGAGTGTGGGTTGGGGTATTGGTTATTGTTATTATGATGATAACTTCCGTATCAGTCAAAACTTTGGTTATCAATTTGGTGGTTGGGGCACCACCAGAATGTTAATTGATACAAGTGGAAATATCACACACTATCAAAATTATTATCTTGGTGGAACAATGTATGATAATGCAAACACAGCATATTATTTAAAACCAAGTAGTACAGGAACATCTTTACTTGTTGCAGGAAATATACAGTTAACAGCACAGAGTGCATCATGGTCAGAAGGTCTTCGTATCAATGTCCCAAGTTCAAGCACTTGGGGTGGAATTCGTATCACAAGAGGTTCAGGTACAGGTAATTGGGCGATTGGATATACAGCATTAAATTCATCTGACGATTTAACATTTTATGGTGGAACAAATAATCAAATTGAACTTAACTTAGACCAATCTGGAAATTTGGTAGCAAGAGGTAACATTACTGCTTATGGTTCTCCTTCCGATATCAAACTTAAAGAGAATGTGAAGACATTAAATAACTCTTTAGATAAAGTTTTGAAACTCAGAGGTGTGTCATACGATTGGAAAAAAGAGACTAAAGAATATGACATGGTTGGCCTTCGTAGTGACGTTGGTTTCATTGCTAATGAGGTCATGGAAGTTGTACCAGAATTAGTACGTGAGACTGATGGTGTACTATCCCTTAGAGATAAAGGTATCGTTGCACTATTGGTTGAAGCCATCAAAGAACAACAAAAACAAATAGAAGAACTAAGAGATATTATCAATGGCAAATCAAAATAACTTTGTAGTCAAGAATGGCCTAACAGTTGGTACTACTGCGGTTATCAACTCATCTGGTGCATGGGTTGGTCCTAATAGTGGTCTAGTTGGTGCTACAGGTTTGACTGGACCTACTGGACCAACTGGTGCCACAGGAGTTACTGGTCCTACTGGTCCCACAGGACCAACAGGAAGTACAGGTAGTACAGGTCCAACAGGTCCTACTGGACCAACAGGACCAAATGGACCACAAGGTGCAACAGGTATTACTGGACCAACAGGACCTACTGGTGCTCAGGGACCTACTGGACCCACAGGTCCTACTGGTGCTACAGGTTTGACTGGACCAACAGGACCTACTGGACCTAGTGGACCGACTGGACCTAGTGGACCAACTGGACCTACTGGTGCTACAGGTGCATCACCATTTTTATTGAATGGTACATCGGCATATTATACAGCAGGCAATGTAGGTATTGGTACATCAAGTCCTCAAGCAACATTGCACGCCCAATCTGGTTCTTATTCATCAACTCCTCGTGGTGGTGGCAATAGTAGATTTTTGTTTACTATGCCAGGCACAACAGTCGGCACCAACTATTTTGAATTACAAGCAGCAAATACTGCCGATACAAGTATTCTGTTCAGTTCTGGTGCAACCGGCAATAATTTTGGTGTTCTTAGATATGATGCTACAGTGTCTGCAATGTCAATATGGACAAATGCTACACAACAACTGACTATTACATCTGCTGGTAATATGGGACTAGGAACTACCAGTCCAGTTAGTTTTGGCGCAGGCGCAGTCATACAAACCGTTGCAGGAACAACAACCTATGGTGGTTATCTCGGTAGTACCAATAGTGTAACTGTACAAATGTGGGCCAATGAGGGCGGTCTAACTGGTTATCTAGGCACTCGTACAAATCACCCATTGTTATTCACAATTAATAATGCTGAAGTTGGACGTTTTAATACCAGCGGTTATCTTGGTATTGGTACAACAAGTCCTAACAATAAACTTGTAGTATCAAATGGTGGTGTAGTTGGTTTAGAAATTAGTCCTACCGGCGGTTATACTGGACTAGGTGGCGTAGATTTTCTTTCTTATAATAGAAGCGCTTCTGTATATGCCCCTATAGGATTTATTACCAATAGTAATAACAATTCTATGTCCATTTTAACTAACGGCAAGGTTGGTATTAGTACAACAAGTCCAAGCCAATTACTGTCGGTTGCTGGCACAATGTCGGCAACAACATATTACGATTATAACAACACCAGTTATTATGCTGTACCAAGCGCTACATCACAATTTAATACCGTAAACATCAATTATCCATATGTTAATGGACCAATAATAAGACAGGCTGCTGCAACAGGTTGGTTATCAGGAAATTATTCCAGTTCGGAAAGTGGTTCAACAACCGGCGCAATTTATTCTATTGGTGGAAGTTATTATCCAACATCAACATCTTTGAATAATATGTACGGTATTGGGTATGCTAATAGCTTTACCGGCGGTTATGTTAGTAGCGCTTGGGGGTTATATGTTGCTAGTTCCGGTACAATTCGTCATTATCTAGATTCAGATAATGGAGTTGCTTATCATAGTGCTTCTGTCCGTTCACCAATATTCTATGATTTGGATAACACAGGTTATTACGTTGATCCAAATAACACATCAAATGTTAACTATATGCAGGCGATTAATTATTCAACCGCTGCACAAGGTAATCCTGGAATAGCCGACTCATTCTATTGCGGCAACTGGTACAGAAGTGTTGGTCCATCTGGTTGGTACAATCAAACATATTCCGTTGGCATTTACGCTACCGATAGCACTTGGGTTCGTACATATAACAATGCACAGTTTTACTCAGGCAGTATTATTCAAGCAGGCGCAAGTGTTAGAGGTCCAATTTTTTATGATACTGATAACACAGGTTACTATTTGGATCCAGCAAGTACTTCAAACTTAAACAACTTACAAGTTTCAAACACATTCTATGCAAATTATAGTGGAACACCATATCACACCAATGTAAATTTTGGTTTTTCTGGTACAGACTACAAATACAAATATATTTTATTAGCAAAGGTTCCTACTTTTGGCAACAGTAACACAAACGTCACAATTAAAGGTAAATTCTTATTTTCTCGTACAAACAATTTGGGTATAACTGCTGATGCTGAAATAAGTCTCAACATTGGTTATGGAAACAATGTGTATTTTAACATGAGCAACAGCGGCGGGACTGTTCTACAATTAGTTAACTACACATATAATGGCACAGCATATCTTGCACTTTATGCATATACGGCACCGAACTGGTCATGGGGTAATTTTTATGGTGAAATTGTTAACTATGGATCATGGTTAGATTCAAATCTATTTACTGTTGTTGAAGTATCATCATCAAATCATACATCAGCCACATACACTTCTAATGGTAGCACTTTCAACCAACCAGTAACCGCAACATCATTCTACGCAAGCGGCAGTTATTATTATGATGGATCAAACACATCTTATTATGTTGCACCAAGTGGTACATCAGTACTTAGTACAGTCACAGCATATAATGTGGGTTGTAATAATGGAGGATCGAGCAGTTCTGGTTATGGACTATCTTTATACAATGGTGCAGCAAGTTTCCCACAGTATGGAATATTGTTCCAAGGAACCGCAACAATGGGAACACACGGTTCTGTCACCGCCGATTGGGCAACATACTTTACAGTAGATACAACATCCAATCGTGGATGGATTTTTAAGGGTGGAACAGTAAATAGCACAAGTTATAACGTTGCATCAATCAATAACTCAGGTACAGCAGTATTCAATGGCAACGTGACTGCTTATTCCGATATACGGGTTAAAAAGAATATAAAAGTTATTGGAAATGCTCTTTACAAAGTCCAACAACTGCGTGGTGTAACTTTTGATAGAACAGACGATGAAAGAATTGGAAGACAAACTGGTGTTATCGCTCAAGAAGTTTTAAAAGTCTTGCCTGAAGCAGTACTAGGTTCTGAAGAAACTCAATATTCTGTTGCATACGGCAACATGGTTGGTCTACTAATTGAAGCCATCAAAGAACAACAAGCAATAATTGACTCACAAGAGGCAAGATTGCAAAGACTTGAAGAACTACTTAAAAAATGACCTATATAATCCTTTAACCCGCCAACATTTTAGGAGAAAATAATGGCTACAGTAAACACACTTGCATCACTTGCAAATTCAGAATGGACCTACTCTAATACCATCACTGGTCTTAAAGTACAAAACATCAAAGGTCCAGATGGTAACTTGTATGCAAATACAGTTGTTCAAACCTATTGGACATACTCTGCAACAACACCAGACGGTCACACCGGTACTTTCAACGGTGCAACACCTTTCACATTGGGTAATGTTCACTCAGATACATACTCATTTACACCATTCACAGATTTGGAAGAAGCAAACGTACTATCTTGGATTATCAATTCAATTTCTGGTTCGTATGCTGACCACATCAATGAAAAGATTGTTGAACAAATTAACAATCAAATCAACGTAATTTCTGAACCAGGTCTACCTTGGGCTCCAGCAAATACTGCAAATACACCTGCATAAATACATAGTCACATCATTAATATAGGAGAAACTTGACATGACAGACCAAGCACAACAAGCACAGCCACAACAACAAGACGTAGATTTGACCTTCAAATTGAGTTTTGTAAATGCATTGATTCAATCTTTGGATGAAATCCCACACAAGTGGAGTCGCCCAATTATTGATGCACTTGGCCGTGCTGCGAATGAACAGTTGCAAGCAATGCAACAAGGCCAACAACCAGATGGTCCTTTGGGAAGCAAAGTTATTCAGTAAACCACGATTTCTCCTATTAGATAAATAGGGTATAATAGGAGATTTCTAATGGCAACAATAACTAATAGACAAGACTTTAAAGACTATTGTCTACGTAGACTTGGTGCACCAGTTATTAACATTAACGTGGATGACACTCAGGTTGAAGACCGTGTAGACGATGCAATTCAATATTGGCAAGATTACCACTTTGATGGTGCTCAAAAGTTCTATTGGATCCATTATGTAACCGCAAACGATATTGCAAACCAATATCTGGATGCTTCTCAGGCTAAAGACCAAAACGGAAATACGGTTAATATTTTAGGTATTACCCGTATTTTCCCATTGACCGACTCTCAGGCAACCATCAACATGTTTGACTTGAGATACCAATTGCGTTTGAATGAGTTGTATGACTTTACCTCAGCGTCCTACATCAATTATACTCTAACACAACAACACTTACGTTCTTTGGAACTCCAGTTCACTGGTGAAGTTCCTATTCGTTTCGTGCGTAATATGCAAAGATTGTATATTGATTGGGCGTGGGGTCAAGGTTATGAAGTTAATGTAGGTCAAGTTGTTGTTTCTGAGTGTTATGGTGCAATTGACCCAAGCATATATCCAACTGTATGGAATGACCGTTGGTTGAAACGCTATGCTACTGCACTGATTAAGAAAAATTGGGGAGAAAATATGGCCAAATTTGGTGGCATCCAATTACCTGGTGGTGTGGTTCTAAATGGCAAAGAAACTGTGGATGCCGCAGTTGAAGAAATTGCACAACTAGAAAAAGACATGATTAACGATTATTCGGGACCATTGGAATGGTTCTTAAACTAATGAAACATCTACATCATATTATTCCTAAACATATGGGTGGTTCAGACGATCCATCAAATTTGATAGAAATGACTGTTGAAGAACATGCAGAGGCACATCGTGTTCTTTTTGAAAAATACGGAAGAAAAGAAGATGAGTTGGCATGGAAAGGTCTTGCTGGAATAATGGGAAAAGAAGAACGAGTTAAAGAGTTGTGTCGTTTAGGTGCACTAAAAGCAAACCAAAATAGAAAAGGTGAGAACCATTGTTTCTATGGTAAAAAAAGACCAGAACACAGTGCTAAATTAAAAGGCCGAAAAGTTAATAGAACACAAGAACACATTGAAAAATTAAATAATAGATTCACAAACGATTACATAAAAAAAGTTACAAACTCAATTGCAAGAGATTGGGAAGTTATAACTCCATCAGGCACAAAAGAAATTGTGCACAATATGGCAGAATATTGTAGAAAGAATGGACTCAATCGTGGAATGATGTCTGTTGCCGCAAAAAAATCTATAAAATATAAAGGCTATACCTGCCAGAAAGTAACAGGTTAACATGGCGATTTCTCCGTATTTTAATAATTATAACGCTAAGTATGATGAACAACGCTTAGTGGAAGACCTCATAACTGAGTCAATTCAGATTATGGGATTCCAGGCATATTATTTACCAAATGATAATGATGCAGCAAGAGACTTAATCTATGGTGAAGACCCGGTTAAGAAATTTGCGGCAGCATTTCCATTAGAAATGTATCTTTCTTCTGCAAATGAATACATGGGTGAGAAAGAAATGTTTACTAAGTTTGGTTTAGAAATCAGAAACCAAGTTACAGTCATTCTTTCTAAGCGTGCGTTTACTCAAAGAGTACCACAAAACACTTATACCAGACCAAGAGAAGGTGATTTGATTTACATTCCATTCCTAAATGGTACTGGTGAGTTGTATGAAATTAAGTTTACAAACCAGAACAAAGATTTCTTCATGTTAGGCCGTAAAGTTCCTTACTACTATGAATTGGAACTTGAGAAATTCAAATATTCACAAGAAATTATTTCTACTGGCAACCAAGATATTGATTCTGTTGTTACTGATTCTGCTTACACATTACATTTGAATGTTGGTACAGGAACAGGAACATACAACATTAAAGAAATTGTGTATCAATCTATGGATGGAACATTCGCAAATGCTACAACAGTTGCAACAGTGCAGTCTTGGATACCAAGTTCAAAAACACTTTCTGTAACCAATATTGCTGGTGAGTTTATTGATTCTGACGTTATAATTGGTCAATCAAGTAATGCACAGTATATCTTAACAACGTTTAATCCATTGTATGATCCAGCAAACAAAGAATCATACGACAATAATGTGATTGAAACTACTGCTGCACCATATGTCAATACATCAGAAAATAATCCAATTGGTGGTCTATAATGGCAGATACAACCTACAATAGAATGATTCGTAAGATAACAGTTGCGTTTGGCAATCTGTTTAACAATATTACGCTAGTTCGTTACAATCCAGATGAATCGGAACAAGAAAGATTTGTTGTTCCTATTGATTATGCGGCAAAAGAATTGTATGTTCAACGTCTAACTTTTGACCCTAATCTAGATAAAAAAGTTCAAATGACTTTGCCACGCATGTCATATGAAATGAATGGTATTGATTACGATGCATCCAGAAAACAAATAACAAATATCAAAAACTTTGCGGCAAGTGGTCAAAATATCATTTCGCAATACATGCCAGTGCCATATAACTTTGATTTCTCACTTTATTTGTATGTAAGAAATATTGAAGATGGCAATCAAATCATTGAACACATTCTACCATTCTTTGCACCAGATTATACAATCAAAGTGAACATGATTCCAGAAATGGGTATCGTCAAAGAAGTACCAATTATATTGAACAATGTCAGATATGATGTAACTTATGAGGGTGACCGTGATTCAGATACCAGAATGGTTATTTGGACACTTAACTTCACAGTTAAAGGTTTCATCTTTGGTGCAAATTCAACAACTGGCTTGATTAAAACATCTATTACAAACATACACAACAATCTTGCACAGGGCAATAACATTGTTTTCAATGTGAATACCGGTGGACTAGGTAACTATCAAATTAATGAAAGAGTTTACCAAGGACCAACATCAGAATTGGCCACAGCAACAGCACAAGTAGTATCTTGGAGTAGCAATAACAAACAATTGATTGTCAACAATGCACAAGGTAACTTTGTTTCTAATACAAATCTTGTTGGTGCAAATACAGGTTCAATCTGGACATTCAATTCTTATAGTATTCAACCAGAAGAATACGCAAATATAACTATTACTCCTAACCCAAGCAACGCTAACGCAACATCAAATTATACATATACCACCACAATAACTGAATATACCAATGTCTAACTTTGAAAAAAATATGGAAGAAATCTTTGATGTTTCTTCCACTCCGACACCAGTGGTGCCTGTTGTAAAAAAACAACAGTTGCCCGCAACAGTAGATAAAGAAAATCTTGAAGAAGATTTGGCTGATGCATATGAACAGACCAAAGCAAATCTACAAGATTTGATTGACCAAGGTAAAGATGCAATGGCAGAGATTCTACAGATTGCAAAAGATGGTCAGCACCCAAGAGCATTTGAGGTATATGGTACTCTACTTAAAAATGTGGTAGATGCAAACAAAGAATTACTTGCAGTTCAAAAACAAATGCGTGAGATGGACAAAAAGAATCAAGCAAGCACCACAAATATAGATAAGGCAGCTTTCTTTGTTGGCTCAACATCCGAGTTGAATAAACTCATTAAGGGTATGAATGAGTGATAATAAAGAAAGTTACCGCGATAATATTTTACTAAAGAAGGTTGGCGTTCAAGTAAAATATACTCAAGAACAAGTTGAGGAGTATTTGAAGTGTGCAAAAGATCCTGTTTATTTTGCAGAACACTATATTAAGATTGTCAACGTTGACCGTGGTTTAATGCCATTTGAGATGTGGGACTTCCAGAAGGACATGATTCGTCTGTTCCACAAGAATCGTTTTGCCATCACCAAGTGTCCTCGTCAGGTTGGTAAAACCACCACCTCCGTGGCATATCTTCTTTGGTTGACATTATTCAACGACACACAAAACGTGGCCGTCCTAGCAAATAAAGGTTCTCTTGCACGAGATATTCTTGCAAAGTACCAACTTGCTTATGAAAACTTACCAATGTGGTTGCAACAAGGTGTTGTAATCTGGAACAAAGGTAACGTGGAACTAGAAAATGGTTCTAAGATTCGTGCCGATTCAACATCTTCTGCTGCAATCCGAGGTGGTTCTTTTAACTGTGTATTCTTGGATGAGTTTGCTTTCGTTCCACCAAACATTGCACATGAATTCTTTAACTCTGTTTACCCTGTAATTTCATCAGGTAAAACAACCAAGATTATTATTGTGTCTACACCAAATGGTATGAATCTGTTTTACAAGATGTGGATGGATGCAATTGGTAAGAAAAGTGGTTATAAACCATTTGAAATTCACTGGTCAATGGTACCAGGTCGTGATGAGGCATGGAGAGAAGAAACTATTCGTAACACCTCAGAAGAACAATTCAGACAAGAGTTTGAGTGTGAGTTCTTAGGTTCTACCAATACGCTTATCTCTGGTCAGAAACTTGCACAAATGGCTTATTTGGATCCAATTGCCAAGCACGATAAAGTCAATGTGTATGAAATGCCCATCAAAGAAGATGGTGAAACACACAAAACAGACCACTTATATGCTATCTGTGTTGATGTTTCAGAAGGTAAAAACATGGACTCGTCTGCGTTTGTGGTCATGGATATCTCTGCTATGCCATACAAAATGGTTGCAACATACCACAGTTCGTCAATTCATCCAGTATTGTTCCCAACTGTAATCTACAATACTGCAAGGTTGTTCAATGATGCATATGTTTTGGTAGAAATTAACAACACACCACAGGTTGCAGATATTCTACATAATGAACTAGAATATGAAAATCTATGGAAAGTATTTACAGGTAACAAGAAACCACAACAACTGTCTGCTGGCTTTGCAAGAGGTGTACAGTTAGGTTTAAAAATGTCACCTCAAGTGAAACGTATAGGTTGCGCTAACTTGAAAATGTTGGTTGAAGGTGACAAAATGGTCATCAATGACTTTGATGTTATCTCTGAATTGACCACTTTTGTGCAAGACAAGAACTCATTTGCTGCGGAAGAAGGCTCAAATGATGACTTGGTGATGTGTTTGGTGACATTTGCATGGGCAACAACACAGAAATACTTCAAAGAAATCGTCAGCCACGACATTCGTAAACAGTTCCAAGTGGAACATATGAATCAGCTTGACGATGAAACTCTACCAGAACCAATTATTGAGGATGGCTTAAATCATGGACTTGAATTGATGGACGGAGATTTATGGGATTCCACGGTAGGTGGAGATACCTATGGTACATTTATTAGAGATATGATAA